TCAAAAAAATGATATTGCATTTACTATAGAAGTAACAGATCAGGCTTATAGTTATCCTATTCCAACACAGGAAGCAAATGCAAATATACTCATATCAAATTCTGGAAATGCCAATGTTTATGCTACAAGTAACTTGACTGGCAATTTAGATAGAAATTTTCTTAATGGTCAACACACCATGGCATTTTACACACAGGGATACACTGGTAATATAACAATTCAAGCCAGTAGTTTGCCCTATTCACCCGATACTAGTGTTTCCAGTACTGATTGGTTTGACGTACAAACACATGCATTTAGCAATGTATCTCCCAGCACAGGTATATTTCATAGCAATTTTAAATCAGCTGCATCCTGGATCAGAGTAGTAAATGCCCCAGATGACGGAAATGTAAATACGTTGTCCAAAGTACTTTTAAGAAATTGACATTTATCACAACCCCATGTTATACTAAACTATGTCGATAGATTCCATAGTTGAAAGGGTGCATCGTCTGGTACTGGATAATTTGCCGGCCAAGCATTCCAAAACACCCTCTGGCTGGGTAACATTTAATTGTCCAGTATGCAATGAAAAACGCAAGCGTGGCGGTGTTATTACTACCGGAGCTAAGATAGCGTTCCATTGCTTCAATTGCGGCGCGAAGGCTGCCTGGACACCATACCCAGGTATTAGCAAGAGGTACAGAGAACTTGCTGAGAAGCTCGGATGTAGCGTCTCAGAGCTGAATAGCGTACAGTTGGACCTATTGAAGTATAGTGATGAATTGGACCAAGTGGATTTACATACTGAATATAACATAAATTTCCACAAATTTAAGACTGTCGACTTACCAGGGGATGCCACAAATGTGGAGGAATTGCCTCATGATCATGCTATCAGGCAGTATGCCAAGCAACGACGTATGTTGGGTTTGTATCCCTTGTTGCATGTTGACACTACTTTGTACCGTAAGAGAGTAATTATTCCCTTTTTATTTAATAATGAAATAGTGGGATGGTCAGGCAGACACATTGCACCTCCAAACAGTAGCACACCCAAGTATCTACAGCAGATCCAACCCGGATATGTGTTTAATATTGACAGGTTTACTGGCGGGGACAGGCAGATCGTTGTTGTATGTGAGGGTCTGATAGATGCTATTCTGTTGGACGGCATAAGCGTAATGGGCAACAGTGTAACACCTGAACAAGCACATCTCATAGACAAGCTGGGCATGAGAGTAGTTTTATGCCCTGACAGGGATCGTCCAGGTAAAAAACTTATTGAACAGGCAGTTGAATTAGGCTGGGACGTGAGTTTTCCTCCCTGGAGTCATGATTGCAAAGATGCAGGTGATGCAGTTAGTAAGTATGGTAGACTATTAACACTAAGTAGTATCATGGAACATGCAACTGACAACAAAATTAAAATACAAGTAAAGACTAAGATGCTTTAATGGAGATAATAAATTGGCTGATATAACCGAATACACACCCGAAATTCAGGAAATGTTCCTGAAGTTTTTAGTATCCGATCCAGATTTGTTTGCTAGATGTCAAAATATCGTGGATGCAAGACATTTTGATAGACAGTTTAGAAATGCTGTTGACTTAATGATGTCACACACCAAGGATCACAATACCATGCCCACGCTAGATCAAATTAACAGTGTGGGGGCACTAAAGTTGGATATTATTCCCAACGTAACACCAGATCATCAGAACTGGTTCCTGGATGAATTTGAAACATTTTGCAGGCACAAAGCTTTGGAGAGAGCAATCATTAGTAGCACAGATGATCTTGAGAACCAGAATTATGGTGCAGTTGAAGCAAAGATCAAGGAAGCAGTGCAGATTGGTCTGATCAAAGATCTGGGATTGGATTATTTTGAAAATCCCAAGGAGCGTTTGGAGTGGATTAAACAACAAGCAGGTGCAGTAAGCACAGGCTGGAGTGGCATAGATCAGAAACTTTATGGTGGTTGCAACAGAGGTGAACTTACTGTATGGGCCGCACCCAGTGGCGGTGGTAAGAGTTTGTTTTTACAGAACTTGGGCGTAAATTGGGCATTAGCAGGACTAAACGTAGTATACATAAGTTTAGAACTCAGTGAACAACTGATCAGTATGCGTTTGGACAGCATGGTAAGTGGATATACTACTCGTGAAATCATGAAGAACATGGATGATGTTGATCTCAAAGTAAGAATGAAGGGCAAAGGTGCAGGTAAGTTTAGAGTAAAGTATATGCAGAGTGGCATAAACACAAATGATATCAGAGTCTTTCTCAGAGAGTATGAGATACAATCGGGTGTGAAAGTGGATGCATTATTAGTAGACTATTTGGACTTAATGATGCCAATAAATGCTAAAATCAGTCCTGAAAATTTGTTTGTAAAAGACAAGTATGTGTCTGAGGAGCTCAGAAACTTAGCCGCAGAACGACAAATGTTACTAAGCACAGCATCACAGTTAGGCAGAAGCGCAGTGGAGGAGATTGAGTATGACCATCATCACATTGCTGGTGGCATTAGTAAGATCAACACATCAGACAACGTGATTGGTATTTTTACAAGTAATGCAATGCGTGAACGCGGTAGATATCAGGTACAGTTCATGAAAACCAGAAGTTCCAGTGGAGTTGGCAGTAAAGTGGATTTAAAATTTAATCCTGACACGCTAAGAATCGAGGATCTGGAAGAGGGCGAGGAGGACTCCATGACTCTTAGTGCTGGTAGTATCATGGATAAGTTAAAAAGACAGGGAAATATTTCCGAGGACAATCAAGAAAGCGCTGAAGCCACAGATGCCGTTAGTGATACACTACATTTAAAAGAATTTTTAAAATCCAGAAAATGATAAATACCGTTAATTAATTAACGAGTATTATATGGCTAAAACAAAAAGCATACTGGAAGAATTAAACCAGATCAGTAAAGACAGAGATCGCAATCATGTTGTGAGAAATCGTGCTGAACATGTTATCCAGGGTGCAATTAATTTGATTGAACAGATTGAGAAGCATTACGATGCTGATACTGCCAAGGATCTCCAAAATCGTTTAATTAATAGCATACGGGGCAAAGATGGTTCTAAATTTGAACGAGGAATCCGTAAAGTAATTAAAGAATCAGGAAACCCCCCCCAATGAGATCTTCTGAACTCAATAATATATGTGCCCAGGAAAAACAACAGCACATACATGAATTTGCTGATTATTGTTGTGAAAAGTTGGGCATAGATCGTCCTGATCTTACACTTAAAGGCACAAATGATACCAACGCTTTGGGATATACTGACATGAGTGATGGCAGTGTGACTATAGTTGTGGCTGACAGACATCAGATGGATATCATGCGCACACTTGCACATGAACTCGTGCACTGCAAGCAGATGACAACACATACTCCCTGTGGTGACACAGGTAGCAAAGACGAGAATGAAGCCAATGCATTGGCAGGCATTTTAATGAGGGAGTGGGGGCAACAAAATCCAGATTTATTTACAGAGGGGGACGACATGGAGGAAGCCAAGACTAAATTGTCTGCTCAAGACAGATTCAATAAACGGCTCAAGGATAAACATGGCATTGACCTGGACGCCAAAGAAAAGTTCTATGCTGACATGAAGAAAAAGTTTCAGCAAAGTCTGGACAGCAAACAGAATACTAAAGAGGGTCAAAAGTGCTGGCCTGGCTATGAGAAGAAAGGCACCAAAAAGATGTTTGGTAAAACTGTCAACAACTGTGTCAAGAAAGAGAGCACAGAGACTGAACTTGAAGAGTCAAAAACTGCCAGAATGATGGCGCTTATTACTGCACTGGGTGCCACATATGGTTTGGAAGATGAAGCTCGTGCATTTGCTGACCAAATCAAACAAAACATTCACAATGCTCAAAACGCAGAGCCCAATCCAGGTATGCCTGATCCAGTAAGTCCAGATAACATGATGCCAGGTTCAGACAGAGTAATGCGTCCACCAGTGGACGAGGAGGCTCCCCCTGGCAGGGAAAAGCAAGTTAAAAAGCTCAAGAAAAAGTTTGATGATCCTGGTGCACCCTATGCTATAGCATGGGCACAACACAATAAGCATGGCAAGCCTACCAGGGAACAAAGATTAAAAGAAATTAAAAAAAGACAGATGATGATCAGACAAAAAATTCAGGAGATTGCCGAGGCCAAGAAGGATGCATGCTATCACAAAGTGCGTAGCAGATACAAAGTATGGCCAAGTGCCTATGCGTCAGGCGCACTGGTACAATGCCGTAAAAAAGGTGCCGCTAACTGGGGCAATAAGTCAAAGAAATGAAACTCGAAGAAATCATACAAGAAGATCTCAGAGCCTGGTTTGGCAAAGGCAAGAAGGGCGGCGCTGGTGGCGGTGGCTGGGATCGTTACAATACCAAAGGTGAAAGAATAGGTAAGTGTGGTGACAGCAAAAAAGGTGAAGGCAAACCCAAATGTTTAAGCAAAAGCAGAGCCGCTAGTCTCAGAGCCAAAGGCGGTAAGAAAGCTATTGCTAGTGCTGTCAACAAGAAGCGCAGAGACGATCCTAACAAGAACAGACGTGGCAAAGCTAAAAATGTAAGCAACACCACTAAAAAATACAAATAGGAGATATAAAAATGGCAATGCAAATATCAGGAGTAACAATACAAGGTGGAATGAATATTTTGCCAGCAGGTGGTTCACCAAGTCCTGCACCTACACCAGGACCCTCAGATCCCGATTTTTCCAATGTAGTGTTTATGTTTGATGGTGACGGCACCAATGGCGGAGCAAATAATACATTTACTGACTCGTCTACCAATAGTCATGCGGTTACTGAGAGTGGGTCTGTAGTACAGGGTAGCTTTAGTCCGTATGGGGATCATTGGTCTAATTATTTTGATGGGTCTTCAACTATATTAGATGTTTCGGGACATCCAGGTTTAAATTTTGGTTCTGGTGACTTTACTTTAGAGTGTTTTGTAAGTCTTAATTCAAATGCCTCAACATATCAAGCAATAACAGACCCTAGAGGTTCGGCTAGTGATAACGTGCCACTATTGAGTATACACAATACCGGGGTGGTTTATTACTTTGCTGGTGGATCTACAAGAATACTTGGAACAACTGTTTTAAATACTAATCAGTGGTATCACATAGCATTAGTAAAAAATAGTGGGACTACAACATTATATTTAGACGGAAGTTCAGAAGGCTCTTTTTCTGATGGTTTAACATATATACAACCTACTACTTTTAGAATAGGCCAAAGATATACATCAGGAACTTACACTTTAGATGGATATCTTTCAAATGTCCGTGTTGTAAAAGGCACTGCGCTTTACACATCTGCCTTTACGCCGCCAACTGATCCATTAACAGTTGTTAACAACACCGAACTTTTAACTTGCTCATCAAACAGATTTGTAGACGAAAGCACAAACAACAGTACTATTACTATTAGCGGAACCCCCAAAGTAGCCCCGTTCAGTCCGTTTAAAAACAGTGACGCAAGAAACATAACGGTTGATGGTGGTTCTGCATCATTTAAGGGTGATGGAGATGATTACCTTACCTCTGGATCTACGGCGCTTATTCATAGCGGATCATTTACCGTAGAGGGCTGGATATACCCTCGCGAATCAAGTAATGATTATTTAATTGCTCAAGGCACTCAGGGCGGCCCAGGTCGATTTAATGTTGGCCTTAGCTCTGGGGATTCATTTACTCAAATTGGCGGTGACGATGTAAGAGGGGGTAGTGTTAACACTTATTCGTGGAATCATCTTGCCGCAACTTATAATAGCTCAACATCAACATTAGAGCTTTTTTTGAATGGTGTTTCTCAGGGGACTACTTCTGTTTCAGACACAATTCAAAACACTACAACACACGTTGGTATTTTGGGGGATAGCTGGCGAGGAAGCAACAATGACTACTATGCTTTAGACGGCTTAGTAAGCAATATAAGAGTAGTAGAATCAGTGATATATACCACAAACTTTACGCCGCCTACATCACCGCTAACCGCCGTAACCAACACAGAACTACTACTTAACTTCCAGGACTCGGCCATCTATGACTACTCAGGTCTAAACAACATTGACACTATTGGCAACGCTCAGATTGACACAGCTATTAAAAAGTTTGGTACTGGTTCAGTGAAGTTTGATGGGTCTGGTGATTATTTAATTGCAGGCGAAAATCCGAATCTTGCTCCCGGCGCTGGAGATTTTACAGTTGAATTTTGGATGTATGGAATTACCAATAATTTTTATAACGGCCTTTATCACAACTATACGGACGCTTTTAATCGCACAACAGCACTACGAATTAATACAAATAACGCAGATCAAACTTCTTTGATGGTTCAGACTGCCGCAACCACACTTATAGCAACATCTTCAGGTGTTGTAACTGCAAGTGCTTGGAATCACATTGCTTTAGTTCGTAATGGCAGTAGTTTAGTTTTGTATGTTAATGGCACTTCAGCGGGTTCTACAACTAACACTACAAACTTTTCAGATGGTTACGCAATAATTGGAAATGCGGCTTACAACAACACTGGTTATTTCTTTAATGGCTACATTGATGACTTCCGTGTCACCAAAGGTGTAGCTAGATATACGTCAAACTTTACACCGCCTACTGCGGCGCTACCCAAATATTAGGAGGAATAAAAAATGGCAATGCAAATATCAGGAGTAACAATACAAGGTGGAATGAATATTTTGCCAGCAGGCGGTTCATCACCCACACCTAGCGGTGGTGGTTTTCAGGGCAGCAATTTTGGTTATTCATCGGGTGGTTTTGCCCCAATCGGTGCACTCAACACAATTGACAAGTTCCCATTTGCCAGTGATGACAATGCCACTGATGTGGGTGATTTAACCGTGGCTAGAGATTATGTTTCTGGCCAATCAAGCACAGTAAGTGGGTATACATCGGGAGGCTCCGGCGCCAACCCTCCAATTGACAAATTCCCATTTGCCAGTGATGGAAATGCTACAGATGTTGGGGATTTAACTGTAAACAGATTTTCATCTGCAGGGCAATCATCTTCAGTAAGTGGTTACATATCGGGTGGTAGAGGCGACAACTTTGAGGACATTATTGACAAATTTCCTTTTGCTTCAGATGGTAATGCAACTGACGTAGGCGATTTGACACAAATTAGATACACTCCAGCAGGTCAGTCAAGTACAACTAGTGGTTATACATCTGGTGGTATTAACGGACCTAGACTAAACACAATTGATAAGTTCCCATTTTCGTCAGATGCCAATGCCACAGATGTAGGTGATCTAACTTTAGCTGGAGATAGTGGAGCAGGCCAATCAAGTACATCTAGCGGTTACACATCAGGTGGATCTCCTGGTAGCGGCGCCATCATCGACAAGTTTCCATTTGCTAGTGATAGCAATGCCACAGATGTGGGTGATTTATCTGTGAGTAGATATGGTATGGGAGGTCAGTCATCAACACAAAGCGGATATACGTCTGGTGGTTATGATGGGTCAAATTTTGTCAACACAATTGACAAGTTTCCATTTGCCAGTGATGACAATGCCACTGATGTGGGTAACCTCACAAAAACAACATGGTATGGTACAGGTCAACAATACTAAACACTTTAAATTTAAATAAACTATATGAGATATTCACAGATAGCATTACCAAAAGTTGTAGAAATACAACGAATACCTCGTAGCCATCTTCGCGAAAGCAACCAGGAAGGTGGCAAAAACACGCACCTGGAACATCTGGAAGATCTAATATTTAACAAAGGCCACAAAGGTGCCAAGGAGAGCATTGACTATCTTTACAGTGTATACGAAATGCTCAAAGGTCATAGCAAGGGAAAAACTAAGATGACTCGCAAGTGGGACGGTGCTCCTGCTATCTTTGCTGGCATTAATCCTGCTAACGGTAAATTCTTTGTGGGCACCAAGAGTGTGTTCAACGCAGAGCCCAAGATAAACTATACTCCTGCTGATGTTGATCGTAACCACGGACACGCCGAGGGGTTAGCAAGTAAACTCAAAGTAGCACTCAAATTACTCAAACCACTCAATTGGAATGGCAAAGTAGTGCAGGGTGACTTCCTCTGGACAGGGGAAGACCTTAACAAGGGCACTGTATCGGGCGAAAACTATGTAATGTTTACACCCAACACACTTACCTATGCGGCACCTGCCAACTCTGAGTTAGGCAAGCGTATTGCAAGCTCGCCCATGGGTGTGGTATGGCACACTGAGTATGTGGGCGGTCCCACTCTGCAAGACATGAGTGCCAACTTTGGATTTGATCACAAGCAACTGGGCGATAGCAAAGGGGTGTGGCAAACTGATGCTGGCATGCCTGATGTATCTGGTACTGCTACACTTACTCAACAAGAGTCAGATGCAGTATACAAAGCCATATCAGACGCAGACGACTACTGGGCAAGTTTGAATCCCAATGTATTTACCTGGCTTGATTCGCCCGAGGGCAAGGATTTTAAAGTCAGACTCAAGAAGCATGTTAACGACAGAGTTCGCGCAGGTAGCTTTGGTGATCCACAGAAGTTTGCCAAAGAGTTTTTACAAGACTATCTTGCATACCTGCAGGGCAAAGCAGATAAACTTAAGACTGAGAAAGGCAAAGAGCGTTATGTACAAAAGCAAGTGGAGATAGCCAAGTATATTCAGACACATGCTACTGACATGGCTACCACATACGATCTCTATATGAGAGTCATACAAGCAAAACTCATGTTAATCAGAAAGTTAGAAACACTCACTGACCTAAATGTGTTTGCTCAGGACGGCACGGACTTTGTTGCCACTGGAGACGAAGGATTTGTTGCTGTAGATCACTTGGGCTCAGGCATAAAACTAGTGGACAGGCTGGAATTCAGTAGGTTAAATTTTGGTTCTGGTAAGCCAGGGGGTAAGTGATGGAATTACAATTATTAAATACCTTAACTGAGAGTCAATTATATCGTGCCAGCGGCATGGGAAAAAACCTTAAGTCAGACAGTGTGGCACAATTGTTATTCCTTAACACATTAGCAGTTACACTAATGGCACAGGATAAAGCCCAGCACAACTATGCAAAACAGTATGCAAAAAAGACAACCAGTTACGGAAACTATTTGTTATTTAGAAACGCCGCTACTGACTTGTATACACTGGCGCATCACGTTAGATTCCCCCACACTAAAAGCCTTAAATTACAAGATAACAACAAAGGTCAGGAATATCTGGATGCATTAAGATTTGACGAAAAAATGCATTTTAAGATGATGCAACGCATAGGCAGAGCTGAGCGTAATTTAATTAATACTCTAAAGCCATATTTAATGCGTCTGGAAAATCAGCTCAAAGTGCCCAGCAGACTCAGAAGTCTTAGACGCGAGATCACAGACTGGAGCACACTATCTCAGTCACAACGTGAAAAAACCGTGGGTAAACTATATGACGAATTACGTCGCACTGGCAAGACCGGCGAGTTAATGCGTAGTGTGGGCACAATGAATTCCTATAAACAGTTTAAAGAACCAGAAAAGTCAGGTGTGCTTAAACGTGCAGCTATTGCTGGTGCGTCAGCATATGCAGGTTCAGCCTTGGGCAAAAAAATTGCAACTAAACTTGACAAAGATCCTGATAAATACAGTAAAGCAGGTGCAGGCATAGGTGCACTTGCAGGATATTGGGCAGGTAAGCAATGAGATTATCAGAATTATTTGAAGATAGC